TTACCTGAAGTTGCCATTGAACAGTAACAAGTTTTCCTACTTTTACATAGTTGCCAACTCTTCTTGTGTATGTTCCTGATGCAATTGTTCCACCACCAGTTGATGCAAGAGTGGGAGTCCAAGTCCCTTCCTCATAGTCATCTAACGTATTAGCGTTTGATGATGCCCCAAGTATGGTTTGGTCAGCAGGAAAGGTGATACCAGAACCACTTGTAGAGGGCGTTGTTCCACCAACACCAATAGTTGATGCTGAGATTAAAGTCCCTGAATTAGTAGTTAATCCAGATGTCCCATCTAATACAATCGCCATGATGTTTCCTTAAAGATTGGCAGCATCAAGTCTTGACTTGAGTGATTCAATTATTATTTGTTGTTCTTGGATAGCTTTGACCAAAGTAGGAATTAAGTTTGCATTGATTGCTTTATAGGATTCTTCACCTTGAGGTGCAGGATCACGCCATTCTTCAATCATGTCAGGCAATACTATCTCAAACTCTTGAGCAATAAAGCCACGGGCGTTCTTGATGTTCTGACCTTTGCCTTCTTTCCAGTCAAACTTGCGAGGCTTTAAAGCCATTACAGTTGTAAGACCTTCATCTAAATCACGAATGTTTTCTTTTAGTCGTTGATCTGAAATTGCGGTAATTGTTGTGCTTGTAGCGTAAACAGTGCCACCATAACCTACATAAAAACGATATGCAGATGCACCAGTTGAATACATTTGATATCCATAAGTACCATTTGTTGAATCAGCATTTGTTAAAGTTACAACACCATTTGGTTTAATTTGCGAACCAACAGTAGTATCGGAAACTGCCGTTTTCCCCACAAGCAAGTCACCACCAGATGTAATTCTGGCTCGTTCTGTTGGAGTTGACCCACCACTTTGGAAACATAAAGCACTTGTATCAAAGTTTAATATGTTTTGACCTGACGCATGAGCAATTCTGAAAGTTCCTGATACTTCATCAGAAAAACCAGCAGTAATGGTATTTAAAGAACCAACATTAACGCTTTTTGTAAATGCTGACCCACCATAAGAAGCAGGACTTGAAGTCCCCACACCAAAATTGCCTGACGAGTCAATTCTGGCTCGTTCTGTTGTATTGGTGTAAAAAGTTATTGGTGTGTTTGTAGTCGTTGCAATGTAAGCAAGGTTATTTCCAGCAGAGAAAATAAAGTTTGTGTTGCTTGATGATGCTTTAAACAAACCACCATTGGTAGTGTTTTTATATGACTGAACAACTGTTGCGCTTGCATTCCAATCACTTGCACTAGGCGTAGCAGTCCCCACACCCACATTCTGTGAAGCATCCACAGTAACAGCAGTAGTCCCTGCCGTTTGCAATTGCAATACACCAGATGTGTCAGCAGTACTGACTAATCCTGCTGATGTAGAGGCATTTATTGTGCTTGCCATGTTATCTATCCTGTTGTGCAGCTACTTGTGCTTGATAGGCCGCAATAACTTCCGCAGTCCAAGCCGTATTGCAAATTGCAACAACATTAGCAGGAACACCTGTCAAGTCTTGTGCGGGTATGAGGCTTGAACGATGGTAGGTTTGGCTAATTTGGTTTCCATCTTCCATGATTCGAGTTGCTTCACGATATAGAACAATGCCGTTCTCTTGAACAGTAATTTGGTCAACAGTTGTTGTTTTGGTTAAAGACATTTTGATTTCCTTTGGTTAGTGTCCGACTAGCAAATCCATGCTAGTTAATTAAGTTCTGTAAACTATCATTCCAGTTAAATATGCTGTTGAAAATGCCACATTCAGTAGGTTGTTGTTACTTGCATCTCTAAAGATTGTTTTTGACCCAGTAAAAGCCATCATTATTGGATTAACACCAGAAGTTGTATTAGTTACAGAGCCAGAACCTCTTGCCCCATTGCTACCACTAATTGCAAATGGCAAGCCTTGAATTTCTGCAGCACTTGTTGAGGCGGTGCTAGGAAATGAAAATTCATAAGTACAAAAAACAAAATCTCCTATTTTTGTATAGTTCCCAACAGGAGATGTGTAAGTAACACCATTTCCAGCAGGTGTCCAAGTACCTTCTTCATAGTCATCCAAAGTATTAGCGTCTGATGATGCTGATTGAGTTGCGGGGAATGAAATTCCAGATCCTGAAGCAGATGCAGTAGCGCCTCCAACACCAATCGTTGTAGCAAAAGAAGGCGTAGTGAGCGTAGCTAATGTTGCCGTTGTTGCTGGTAATGTTAATGTTGTTGAACCAGAAACAGCAGGTGCTTGTAGCGTCACACTACCACTTGTATCACCAGAAATAACTACGCTTGCCATGTTTAATCCTTAAACCACAACCCAACGTGAGCCGCTAGAAACTGTTACTGATTGACCAGAAGCTATTGTAATTGGTCCTGACGACATACCAGAAAATCCTGTAGCTATTGTGTAGCTTGCAGCAACAGTTTTACTGTTTACAAAAATACCATTTGAAGCCGTTACAACAGATGATGTACCTGGAGTTGACCAAGTAGGTGCAGAAGCTCCTGCTGATGTAAGAACTTGTCCAGATGTACCTGCCGTTGTAACCGCATAAGCTGTTCCTGTGCCATATGCAATACCACCTGCAGTTGCAGTAGCAGTTGAATTTGTACCGCCATTAGCAATTGGCAAAGTTCCAGTAACACCAGTAGTTAATGGCAAACCAGTTGTGTTTGTCAATGTTCCGCTAGATGGAGTGCCAAGAACTGGCGTAACAAACGTAGGACTATTTAAAGTCTTGTTTGTCAGGGTTTGTGTTGCGTCAGTCAGTACTGATTTATCGGCAGGGTAAGTAACAAAAACAAACTTAGCACCTGCGGCAAAAGAAACCTTTGTATCTGAATTGCTAGACTGCAAAACAGTAGTTCTTGCCAATGTCAAACCATCAGAAGATAAAGTGCCAAGGCCAATTTCCCAATCACTAGCCAATGCAACGGCATAATAGGTGGTATTGTTAGCGCCTACACCTGCGGCAAATGTCTGGAAACCAGTATCAGCACCGCTTAGAACAAAATCTGTAGTTCCTGTGGTAGATGTAGTCTCTTTGACTCGATCAGCAAGTACTAATGCCATGATTAACTCAATGTAATGTCAAGATCACCAGCAGGAATACGCAAAATATCGCCAGTACCGATTGTCTTGCTTGTTGTTAAATCAGACCAGGCTAAGAAATTACCTGATGTTGAAGCATCAAATATTGCAATGGCTACAATTGTTCCCCAAGATGCAGTAGCGGCATCAAATTCAACTGCAGCAGAGTTTGTCGCCAAAGTAGACGTACCACTAACTGTAAAAGTTACAGTCTTACGGGTATAACCACTTCCAGAAATCTCTGTACCACCACCCGTATCAGTTGGGGCGGCAGTATACAAAGCCACATAAAGAGTGGTTGGAGATGTGTAAGCGGTATTTGTGAAAACGTGTTTTAAAACTTTGTCTTCTAAATAATCAGAGAATGATCCAGCCATTTTTTACCCCAAAGATCGGGCACGAACAATTGGAGTAGAAGCAACAGATGCCCTCTGATCTGCAACTTCTATGTCGCCCAAGGAGTTTGCGTATAACGTACTCCAAGTAGCAAGACGCTCATCATCTTTCAAATATGGAGTTGCCTCAAGCAATGCACCATATAAGTACAAGTCTGGGGCATAAGCAAGAAGCCAGTTGCTTGTGTTTGAATCACTCAACGCAGGAATCTTACCATAATATGTAAGTTCACCTGTATAACTAGTATCTGGTGTAGGAATTACCTGAATCTGCGTACCAATAATTGTATATTTGACAGGCTTGCCAACTGTAATATATTCGTTTGCAGAACTGTAGTCACCTTGGTTTTGTGTAACATAGTCCAGATAAGTGATTGGATTCGTATTTAACTGTAACTCTTTAGCCTGTAGAAAATCACTAGGAAAGGCAAAATATTGTGTATCAATAGTGGCAGTAGCCCTCTTTACCATCTGACGAACACGCAATTTACGATTAAATTTTGCTTCCGCTACAGTAATAAATGAAGGAATAATTGAAGTCAGGTCATCCCGATTTAAATAATCAGCAATGGTTGTCTTCAGTCCACTAAAAGTATCAAGTGCCATTTTCTACATCCCTACACGCTAGTGTATGCTCATGTTTGTACTCAAATGTACCAATATGGAAGATCTGTTTTGAGAGATCTTGGTCAATATATGTTTTATGTCCGTTCTGGGCGGCTCTACGGCAAAACCATACATCTTCACCAATGTAGTCTTCCGCAGCAGGAACCCAAGGGATAGCAAACCAAGGATATTCCATAGATTTATAGACTTCGGATTTAACAAGCATTACACCCATTCCGCAGTAGTCTACTTCAACAAGTCCTGTTGAATCGTCCTCAGTATATACCCGATTTACAAATGTTGCATCCATATCTGGGGTATTTTTCTTTACCGCAATCGGCTCAGTAGGGAATCTACGCTTGGCATAGTTTCCACAAACAATACCAGTATCATGCTTTAACAATCGCAAAATGGAATCCTTGGGGAATCTCATGTCGCTATCTAACCATAGGGTATGGGTGCATTCTGCAGCTACCGCATCTCTCGCCAAATCCTGACGTTGTGCTGACAGTAAAGTGCCAGAGCTAGTGTAAATCACTACCTTGTGATTGGATGTACCTACAGTAAATCCTACTAGCCTCGCTAAATCAAAAGCAAATCCAGAGTTAACAAAATCCCGTGTTGGAACCAAAATTCCAATGGTCTTACTATCCATTAAACTTCTCCAGGTCTTGTGCGAAATGCACGATTGTCAGGGTCATTGAGCCATCGTTTCATGTAGGCTTGGTCATCAAGCTTACCTTCTGCTTTCATTTGATAATACAAAGCCATAGGAATGGATGCAACATGGTGCATATCACCCTTCCAATTAGCCTTCTCATCAAACGAATTAAATCGTTCTTTGTTTGCTTCTACTACATTTGTAG